CCGTCTCGTGGGCTCGGAGATGTGTATAAGAGACAGCCATAATTGAGAAAAAAAGTATTATCTTTGGAATAGATGAGAGGCAGAAAGACACTACCTGACGGGTATAAAGAAATGGTCGGGACGGCTAGACCTAGCAGGAAGAAGAACAACATCGTGGATGTAGTAAAGACAGAAAATAAAAACATAGTTTTAGCACCTGACACTTTATCAAAAAAGGGGCAATCAGAGTGGACTAGGCTAATGGCTACAATGAGCCAGGTAGAGGGGTGGATTTTGCCCACGGATCTTTCAGCACTTCACGAACATTGTGAAGCATACGAAACTCTTTTGAGCGCAAAAACAGAGTTAAAAAAGCATGGCCGAGTTGATAAGAAATTGGGGCGGCCCACTGCATATTGGAGAGTATACAAAGATGCTAATGAGATGTACTCAAAAAGCTGTGCAAACTTCGGATGCACCCCGTCAAGCAGAAGCGGTTTAAGGCTGGGGCTAGGCGACACAAAAGAAAAGGATGATTTTCAAGATATAAAAACCTAGCTGTTTAAAACTCGATAACAAATAATTGATTTTATTTTCTCATCTTTGGGGCTGTGATATTCACGGAACTCGACAAGATTGACAAAGAAAAGTACTATTTTGATAGTGGGGCGGCTGATGGTGCAGTGCAATTCATTGAGACATTTTGCAGACACACTACCGGAAAGTGGGCACTAAAATTCAACCGTGACGGGACACCAAGAGACAACCGTTTAATATTATCTGATTGGCAAAAGGACAAAATCATACGTCCGTTATTTGGGTGGAAAGTCACAGCCACGGGGTTTAGGAAATTCACAACACTTTACTTAGAGGTAGCAAAGAAGAACGGTAAAAGCGCACTAGCCGCAGCAATCGAAAATTATTTTATTTACATAGACTCTCGACACGAGGCGGGGAGTGAAATCTACGCAGCTTGTCCTAGTTCTAAAGGTCAGGCTATACAGTTGCTAATGGATCCTGCCAGGGAAATGATTGACAGTGACCCGACACTCAGCAACAAAAAACTTATCAGAATTTACGGCACTGAGAAAAATACCAAGTCAATACTGAATCTTAAAACGGGGGCAATCTTTAAGCCGCTAACAAGAGAGGGTTTAAAAGCCGAGGGGATAAAACCGCAAGCGGGGTTTATTGATGAATTACACGTTTTCAAAGATGATGGAGTAATAGAGAATCTCGAAAAGTCAATGATTATCAGAGACCAGCCTTTGATATGTTACACCACTACGGCGGGGGATGACTTGACAGGCATAGGATATGAGAAAAGCCAGTACTATGAGAAAGTTGCACGAGGGCAAATTGTAGACGAATCTGCATTAGTTTGTATTTATAGAGCAGACAAAGAAGATGATCCGTTTGCAGAAAGCACATGGAGAAAGGCAAACCCGATGTGGGACATTTCGATTAATCAAGACCAATTCAAAAAGGAGGTAGCAAAGGCTCGGCATAGTGCAGCGAGTTTAAACCACTTCATGCGGTATCACCTGAATTTATGGATAAACACTTTAACGGGGTGGATTTCAGATTTACAATGGTCAAAGAATCAGACTAAAATCACATGGGAAGATTTAGAAGGTTGTGACGCTTACGGCGGTTTGGATTTGTCAAGCACTAGAGATACAACGGCATTTTGTTTAGTGATCCGAAAAGATGGGGTATACTATTCTTTGAACAAGTTTTATTTGCCGGAAGAAAAAACAACTGAAGATGTAAGTAGTCGCCGGGCTTACCCCCAATGGGTAAGTGATGGGTTTATAACTGAAACTCCTGGTAATGTCGTGGACTATGACTTAATCCGTAACGATGTTAGAGAACTTGGTAAGATTTACAATATCAAAGCTATTTACTACGACCCGTACAACTCGGCTCATATTATACCAAAGATGGTAGACGAGGATGGTTTTGAATGTATCAAACATAGACAAGGGGCGGTATCAATGAACACGCCAATGAAACACATGGACGTTCTAGTTACTAAGGGCATATTTCAGCACGACAACAATCCCGTATTGCGGTGGATGATGGGCAACGTGAAGGTGCAGACTGACGAGGGCGGTAATATCAAGATAGCCCAAAAGGACAAACACAAAGATAAGATTGACGGGGTTGTGAGTAATGTCATGGCCTGTAGTGGATGGGTTGAAGAACCCGAAGATAAAGGAACGTATTTAACTGACAGTGATTTAATGTTTGTATGATAGTACCCGATAGAATACACAAAATTTTAATTGATAAGGATCAATTTGAAAGGCTTTTGAATGAGAAGATTGAAAGCGGATTAACAACTTATGCGGCTTATGATGACTTGGTAGACGAGATTAGAAAGCACTACCCATTGTTGAGGTTGCATAAAAACTACAATAGTTGGTACAAAGTCAAGGTACGGGCGTTCCACAAAAGGAGAAAGAAGCTAAAATAAAGATTTGGATTTTTCATATTAATGAGCCTGAGCTGGGAAGCTTGGGCTTTTTTATTCAACAAAGTGAACTAACAGCGTTTGCCCGTTTCGGTAAATTTGTAAAAATGGCAACGCAAACAATATACACGACTAACACCTATGACCAGCAGATTACCATCACAGATGTAGACGGTGCAGCTCTTGACATAACGGGGGGTACGGCAATATTAACCGTTCGTGATTATATTGATGGCATAATGGCAACCACTACCACAACCAGCCACGACACACCAGCAAGCGGAATAACTACACTAAGTTTTACGGCGGCTGAAACGGCGGCCTTTACTCGGGGCGTATTCAGATACGATATAAGATACGAAAGCTCGGCGGGTGAAAAGTGGACAGTAATTACAGGAATGATGAATGTATCTCAAAGGGAAACAAGAACCTAATGGCAACCACAAAACGCATAAAAAACATAGCTACTAGTAGCCGTGAAAAGAATATAGCCACGATAGGAGATAGTTCAAGCGGCGGCGTTCCTTTTGTTAGGAATTTCTTTATTACGGGTGCTGGCAATTTTTTTATTACAGGGGGTGGAGATAATTTTATAAAGGGTAGCTAATGGCAAATACTAAATTTTCAGAATTAACATTATTGACGGCGGCCAATGCGGTTGCGGCTGATTTCTTGTATATCAACGATGACAGCGCGTCAGAAGCTACAGAAGATAAGCGAATATTGGTTAGCGAATTATCTACGCTTATTCTAAATCAATTCGAGACTACGCCAATAGCAAAAGATGCTTTAATGTACACGGGTTCGACTTGGGATAGTCGGCCAATAGTTGAGGCTGATATATCAGACTTGGGGACTTATGCAGGTTTAGTTGCTAATAGTTTTACAGGAAAGCAAACAATCACGCTAACAACGTCACAACAAAAATGGGCTTATGATGTATCTAATGATTTAGAATTATCTGTTGATTCGGCAGGTAATGCGACATTTACCGCAACGGGTGATATTAATTTCATGGGCGGCAATGTAGGAATAGGAACAACTAATCCAGGTGCAGAATTAGAAATACAAAATAGTTCGGATGGCTCAGATGCTGTGAATGTTTCAAATGCGTCTGGTGGAAGAATCTTTGGAGTCAATTCTGACCCGACAGGAGATGGGGAAGTGCGTATTCGTAATTCCTCAGATAGTGTAAAAATTTTATTATCTGCCGACACTTCTACGGCTAGTTATTTTAAAGGTGGAAATGTAGGAATAGGCTTAGACCCAACCTCAAACATGGAAGGCCTTTCAATTGAACAGGGCTTATTAACATTAAAAGAAAGAGCAACACCAACAGCCGACACCAACTACGGGAAAATATACACAAAAACAGATAATAAAATTTATTTTCAAGACGGTGCAGGTGTAGAACATGAAATTGCATTTGTTTAATAAAAAAATATGAGATATTCAGAATTAACACCAAAACAGAAAAGACGTTCAGATAATGTAACGTGTAGGAAATTCGACTATAAATCGAATCACATAAAAGCTAAAGATAATCCAACAGGCTTAAAAGAAACTAGAGAAGAGTTTGCGGATAGATTTTGGGATCAAATAAGATTGGGCCATAGTTTAAATTGGTATCAAAAAGAACAGGCACAAAAGGCAACGATAGATAATTCAGATTTTCCAGACACTAACGAAGACTAAACAATATGAAACTCAACGAAGCGATACAAATTTTAACGGATGCCACAGGGCAATTAAAAATGTCAAGGGCAGACCACGAAACGGTAATACAGGCGCTTAACAGAATAAGCGAAGAACTACCAAAAGAGAAAGGCAATGGCAAGTAACTACATATCGAGACTTTTTGCAGCTTTAACAAATAAGCGGGTAGCGGGTAATGAGTGGTGGTATCCAAAATATAGCGGTATTTCACCAATAGACGGAGTAACTGTAAATGAGCAGACAGTTTTAGGGCTTTCTGCCTTTTGGGCAGCTACGGTATTAAAGTGCAATTCACTTTCTTCGCCAACGGTTAAAGTATTGAAGCAAAACGACAGCGGCGGTCAAGATTTACAAATGAATCACGATGTTTACCAGCTTTTGAACGTGAAACCCAACAACTTTATGACTCCCTTTTCGTGGAGATCCGCAATGGCCTACAATATGATAGTACACGGCAACGGGTATAGTGTCATAAATAGAGATAGAACGGGCAAAATAACAGAATTATTACCCGTAATGGGTGACATGGTAGACCCCAAAAAGGTAACTATCGAAGGTCAAGAGATAATAATTTACGAGATACGCCCTAGTGATGGAGGCGAAAAGATACTTATAAGCCAAAAAGATATGTTTCACTGGCTTGGATTAACCAATAATGGCTATGTCGGCTTATCTCCTATCACTTATTTAAACCAAACTTTAGGAATAGCGATAGCAGCGGATAAAAACGCAGCTAACACCTACGAGCAAGGCAGCAAATTAAGTGGATTATTGTCTGTAGAGGGCAAAATAGATGCAGAAGCAATTAAAAGACTTAGAGACTCATGGAATGACAATTATAACGGAGCAAAAGCGAAGTACGGAACGGCTGTACTAGATAATGGGGCTAAATTTAGTCCGGTAGCTATGACTCCTGGAGATTCTCAATTACTTGAATCTCGGAAGTTTTCAGGGGTGCAAATAGCTCAAATAATGGGGGTTCCGCCCCACATGATAGCACTATTAGACCGTTCGACGCAGAATAACATCGAACATCAGTCAATTGAATTTGTAAGATACGGGCTAAACCCTGATTCTATCAAGTTTGAGCAAGAGGTAATGTTAAAACTGCTAAAGGGATCTGAATTAAAGGATACAAAAATAGAATTTGACTTTACAGAACTATTGAGAGGTGACACAGAGGCATTGGTAGCTAAACTAAAAGGGCTTTACGATATGGGCGCATTAACACCAAACGAGGCAAGGCGTGAACTAGGTAAAAACCCTATTGCAAACCACGACAGCACATACACCTGTCTCTTATACACATCTC